CCCCCCGCCCGCCGGGGGGGGCGGGGCCCCCCCCGCCTCGGTGAGCTCCCGGGCAATGGTGTGGGCCCCTTTACCCTCCTCCAGACACTTGCGGTACACCTCCCGCACCACCTCCGCCTGTTCCGGCCGGATGGTGAGCGCCCCGCCCCGCAGCGCATAGCCGTACACCGTGTCGTTGCCGAAGGCCACCCCCCGCCGCATGGCCTGGAGCTGCCCCCAGCGGGTGCGCTCGGAGATCTTACGGCTCTCCTCCTGGGCCACGCTGGCCATGATGGTAAGGCGGAACTCCCCGTCGTTGTCCCGGGTGTCAATGCCGTCGCTGAGGAAAATTACCCCCACCCCCTGTTCCCTCAGCCGCCGGGTCACCTGGAGGGCGTCCACCGTGTTGCGGGCGAAGCGGGACACCTCCTTGGTGAGAATCAGATCCACCGCCCCCGACCGGGCCAGCCGGAGCAGCTCGGCGAATCTGGGCCGGCGGAGGGTGGTGCCTGACAGGCCCTCGTCCGAAAGTGTCAAGAGAAAACAGAAAGATTATTCGACTTTTTCTCAGCGCCAGAAAAACACCGATCTTTTTTAGTCTATCCTAAACACTGGAGCCCTCCTGTGTTCACGATAGACAAAAAATAAATATGCTGAACGAGAGAGGCAGGGACGCCTCTCTCGTTCACTCGTTACCAAATCAAATTGTCTGCAAAAAAGATTCTTCTTCCAGTCTTACGCAGAGCTGCGACCAGACGTAAGTTTTCGCTTACATTCCTTCCCAAGCGGTTCTCGTTTTTCATCAAAAGGGCGTCGGCTTGTCCGCTCTTTACCATTTCCAGTGCGGCGCAAAGCCCGGGCCTTCTGTAATCTATCCCGCTTCCGTAATCCTCAAAGCGCCCAACAATTACATTGCCGCTATTCTGCGTGATCTGCTCAAGTACCGCCTCCTGGCTTTTCATAGCCGTCACGGCTTCTTCGCATTGTTCCTTCTGCGCCACCCTCATATAGATTGCTACACGGAGTCTATTTTTCTTATCCCTCATGATTTTGTTCCTCCCCAGTAAGCAGCTTCATATAACTATCACTAAAATTCCAGACAATCTCAATCCGTTTCCCATCATATACCCGTATGCTCTGGATCAGCTTCTCTACCGTCTGCCTGTTGAGTGTGCGCAGATTACTCAGTTCTTTTAATCTGGCAATATCCTCCCTGCAATGCAGCACGGCGCCATCCTGTGTGCCGGTCTGCGTCCCACTCATGTCCAGCAGCTTTGTACGCTGCTCAAGTATTGTCTTATCCAGTTTGGCGCACTTTGCATCATAGGTTTTCTGGGTCAAATCCCCTTGGTTGAACAACAGGAAAGCCTCCGCCTTCTGCGTTGTCAGATGATCCAGTTTCATTTGAATGCGCCGCCGCTGCTCCCAGAGCGATTCCCGTTCCCTACGTTCGGCGTTCTCCAGTTTATCCAGCCGTTTTTCTGCTTTCCCCGCAAGCCTCGCCTGAAAACGGATCGAAGCCAGCACCGTGCGGATCAAATCATCCTCAAAAAGCCGGGCGCCCAGACAGGTGGCTCCGCTGTTCCAGGCTCGCCTTTCACAGTGGTAATAAACGCCGAGGTCTACCACGTGTCTGCCGAGAGCGAGGCCACAGTGCCCGCATTTGAGCTTACGTGAAAACAGATGGACCGCAGGGGTGTTTGTTTCCCGCTTACCCGAATGCCGCCGCAGCGTCTCAAGCTGCCTTTGCGCTTCGTCAAATGTCTCCTGTGAAACGATAGCCTCAAATGTGCCGGGCACTACGATCCAGTCCTCTTCAGACTGCTTCCTGGATGATTTTTGATTGCCCAGTTCCGTGCGGGTCGTCTTAATGCCAATCAGCTTGCCGGTATACCTTTCGTCGCGGAGGATACGCGTAATAGCCTTATCACTCCATTCGTTCTGAAGCCTTGCGGAGTTCCATAGCTGCCGCTTCGAGCCGAGGTCACGCTTTCTTTGGGAAGGAGTGGGAACCCCATCCCGATTTAATCCCGAAGCAATCTGCGTCGGCCCCTCTCCGGCATTGCAGCGTTCAAATATGCGCCGGACAATATCCGCCGCTTCCGGGTCCGGAATCAGCAGCCGGCGGTCCGCCGGTGATTTAACATAGCCGTAAATGGGGTAGGCAGAAACGCATTGACCACGTTTGGTGTACTGCCGGTACGAGTCTTTAACCTTTTGCGAGAGATCCCGGCTGTAGAGTTCGTTAATCAGATTCCGCAAGCCGTTGTTGATGTCGCCTGCCACGCCATAAGGATAGTCTTTGCTGTCGTAGCCGTCGTTGACAGAAATGAAACGGACACCGAGGAAGGGGAATACCTGCTCCAGATAGTTGCCCACCTCCACATAGTTACGGCCAAAGCGCGAAAAATCCTTGACGATGACGCAGTCAATTTCCCGACGGCGCACCATCTCCAGCATCGCCTTGATCCCGGGCCGTTCAAAGTTGGTGCCGCTACGTCCATCATCCTGAAACTCCAAGACCTGATATGCTTCAAACTCCGGATGCGTCTCCAGATAGCGGTTTAAGAGCATACGCTGATGGGTCACACTGTTGCTCTCCGGTTTATCACCATACCGGGCATCCTCATCGGCAGAAGATAGCCGGATGTATTTCGCAATCATCATACAGCCTCCTCCTCTCCCGCTGCGGCCAGCAGTTGTTCCCGTTCATCGCGAAAGCGGAGAAGGATTTCCACCCGGTTATTCCCATAGATGGTGACGCGCTCAATCAGGGAAGCGGCCAGCTCCTTTGTCAGATGGAAGGCACGGCCCAGCCCTCCAAACGCGGCGAGCCACGGGTTTTTCTCCGTCAGCGTTTCCGCCTGGTACCGCTGCTGCTCCCGCAGGTCAAATATCTGCTTCTTCAATTCCTCCGCTTCTCCCAAGCAGCACTCCTTCAGCAGTTCATAGTCCGTCTGCTCCATCTGTCCACCGAGGTAGTCCCGCATGGCATTCCTGCGTGTTTCCTCTACACGCTCAAGCTGCGCGTTTAATTTTTTCAACATCATAGCGCCCTGGTCCGTTTTGCCGGACACTCTTGCTGACAAACGCTTTGCCAAGGCGGTCATATCCACAGCCTGTTCGATCTCCTTCTGAATGACCTGTTCCAACGAATCCAGCAGAAAATCCTCCGGCAGAAACTTGTAGCTGCACCCGCTCTGTTCCAGCATGGCGGCATAGCTGGGGCAAAGATAGTAATAGGACACGTTCTTGCCGTGAGAGACCTGCTTGTAGCGCACCATAGTTCGTCCACAGTCAGAACAATAGACCAAACCCTTGAGGATATTTTCACGCTTTCCCAGATGGTCATATTTTCCGAGCCGCGCGCGGTAGGCGGCGTTTCTCTCCACGCATATGGCCTGTACCGCGTCGAAATCCTCCCGGCTGATAATCGGCTCATGAGTGTTTTCCACGACCGTCCACTCGTCCCGCGGCAGCCGTTTGTCCGGCCGCCCGGCGTAAAACTCCGAGCGCCGCCTCCCCTGTACCATGCGGCCCAAATAGACCTCATTGCGCAGAATATCCTTGACGGACTGGACCAGCCACGGCTTGTACCGGGCAAAGCGTTTATCCAGGATGATGCCCTTCTGGTAGCGGTAGCAGCCGGGAGAGGGCACTCCGGCCGCATTCAACCAGCGGGTAATGGCGGTGTCACCCTGGCCCTCCAGCTTACGCCGGAAGATCTCGCGTACCACCCCTGCGGCCTCCGGGTCGACGACAATGCGGTGTCCATCCGCTGGATCTTTCCTATATCCATAGGAAGCAAATGCGCCGATAAACTCTCCGCGCCGGATCTTTTCCCGCAGTACCGAGCCGGATTTGCGGGAAATATCCTTGGAATACATTTGATTGACCATATTTTTCAGTGCTACGGTCAAACAATCGGCGGTCGTGGCGTCGGCGTTGTCATAGCCATCCGAGATGGAGATGAAGCGCACGCCCATGAACGGGAAAATGTGCTCCAGGTAATTGCCGGCCTCTACATAGTCCCTGCCAAAGCGCGAGAGGTCCTTCACTACAATACAGTTGGCCTTGCCGCTTCGGACAGTCTCCATCATTGTCTCAAAACCGGCCCGGTCAAAGTTGGTGCCGGTTTGCCCATTATCTTCAAAAATGCCAACGAGCTGCAGGTCCGGAGCGTTCGCTATGTACTGCCGGAGCAGCTCCTTTTGATTTTGCAGCGCCTCGCTGTCGGCGCGGTCCCTTGTTTCAAAGATGGACAGTCGGGCATACCCTACAGCCAAATAAGTTGGAGCAGGCTCAGGGCACGGCTTGGACTGTACGGCCACAGCGGTCTGCCCGCTGTTTTCCGCACGAATCAGGTCCTTGCGTGACTTTCTCGCCATCGCTTACACCGCCTCTCTCAGCGGCTGACGGGCCGTTTCTTCCGATGCGAAGATCATAGCGTTGGCAAACTGCTCCTGGTAACGGAACACGATCTCAATGCGTCCGCCCTCGTAGACCAGAATCCGCTCCACCAGGCGTACCAGGACCTCCCGATTCAGCGTTTCCAACTGCCCAAACTGCTTGAAGTGCTGAATCCATGGACTGTCCGGGGTACTGCTCTCCAGCATCCGGTCAAGTTCCTGCTGCTGGGCCTCAATGGCCCGCTCAACCTCCTCGCAATCGCGGGTAAAAATGCGCTTGAACTCGTGAAAGTCAGCCCTGGAAACTTCTCCAGAGGCATAGCGCCGATAGAGGGAGTCCCGGATGTCCTGCTTTGTGACCAGTTCCTGGCGCAGCGCCTCCAGTCGTTTATCCAGCTTCTCCGCCGCTACCTTCTGCAACGGCCGGCGGGCAATGGCTTCCAGCGCCCCATTCAGCTCTATCACGGTGCGGATATGGAGATTGACCCCCTCCAGCACGGCCTGCTCCAGCTTGGCCTCGCTGATGGGTGGGGGCGAACAGGCAGCGGTATCGGAGCGATGGGTAATACAGCCATAATAGTGGTAGGTTTTGCCGTCATAATAGGTGGTCTTGCGCACCATGCCGCCCTTGCAGTCCCCGCAGCAGAGAATCCCCGCGAACGGATGCACCGCCTTTTTCCCGGGGGCTGTGCGGGTATCCGTCCGCATCAGGCGGGCCGCAAGGTCAAAGTCCTCCCGGCTGATGATGGCCTCATGGGTATCCTCCACGCGCATCCACTCTTCGGGCGGCCTATAAACGACGGTTTTGACCTTATAGTTAGGCGTGGTGCGCTTTCCCTGTTCCATGACGCCAAGATAGACCTCGTTTTGCAGAATGCGCCGCACAGCCGTGGCCGACCACCTGGTTTTATTGTGGACCCGATAGCCGGACTTATATTTCATGCCCCTGCTCCGCTTGTACTCCATAGGAGAGGGGACGCCCAGGGTGTTGAGTTCATCGGCAATGGCCTGGCAGCTCATACCGGAGATCCGCCGGGCAAAGATCTCCCGCACCACGTCGGCGGCCTCGGGGTCCACGACTAATCTGTTTTTATTTTCCGGGTCTTTGGAATAGCCGTAGGCGGCGAAGGAGCCGATGAACTCCCCATTGCGCCGCTTGACGTCAAAGTGGCTGCGTACCTTGATGGACGTATCCCGGCAGTAGGAGTCGTTGATCAGATTTTTGAAGGGCAGGATCAGGCTGCTGGAGGCGTCCAGATGGGCGGTATCATAACCGTCGTTGATGGCGATAAAGCGCACGCCCAGGGCTGGGAACAGTTTTTCAATATACCGGCCCGCCTCAATGTACTCACGGCCGAAACGGGAGAGATCCTTGACAATGACGCAGTTGACCTTCTGTTCTTTGACCGCCTCCAGCATCTCCTTAAAACAGGGACGTTCAAAGTTGGTGCCGGTGTAGCCGTCATCGTAGCCCTCCATCACCAGCTTCAGCTCCGGGTGCTGTCCGATATAGCTGTGGATCAGGTCCCGTTGGTTTTTGATGCTGTCGCTCTCTATCTTATCGCCGTCCTCTTTCGAGAGCCGGCCGTAGGCATAGCAATAAAAAAGCTCCATGAAAATACCTCCTGACTGATTCCGCAAATGCGGTCATAAGCCAGAAAAGATCATGAAGCAAAAATCCTTATTCTGATTTAGTCCGCATTCACTATATCATCTTTTCCGCTCCATGTAAAGCGCGAGTTTTAGCGGCGTTGTCCTTTAGAATGGCTGCACGGCGTTCTCCTCCACCGTGCCGTATTGTTGCCGCCACTGCTGC